ACCAATAGAGTCAATAATAATAATCAGATGATCGCTTCTTTCAACGCCTTCTAACTGAGTCATTATATCAAACTTCAATTGCTCAATATTAGTTAGAGGAGTATGAATGACGCGCTTAGCATCAATACCGAAAGAGTCAAAGTATGACTGAGGAGTACCGAACTCAGAATCATAAAAAAGTAGAGCCGCATCGGGATACTTATCCAGATACGACTTCGCCATCAATAAGGAGAAAGCAGTTTTAAAGTGCTTCGAAGGTCCAGCCCACATCGTTAAACCAGGCGTTAAACCACCGTCTAGTTTACCGGACAATGCAATATTAATTGCAGGAATAGAAGTAGGAATCATATCCTTCTTCTGAAAGAACTTCGAATCGGCTAGGATAGCCGTATCCTTAATCGTAGAGTTCTTCTTAATTTTATCAAGTATACTCATATAAATCCTTTAAAATAATATTATATCCTACAAGTAGGAACTTTGCCACTTGAACCAGTAATACTTATTTACTTATAAGCCTATGATATAACTCATAGTCGTCCAAATAGTGCTCTATAATTTTTGTTTTAAGTTGTTTAGAAAGATTAAATTTTTTATTAGGTCTTTCATTACTTCTGTGCTGGTATGGTATAAAATCAGTATTATTAATATTGAGATAATTAAAAACCGAACTAGTAAGTTTGTCTATCTCTTGATATAAAAATATATCCGATATAAGTTGCTCTTCAAACTTAAGCCAGTACGTTTGTTTACGTAAAATTAATAAATCTATGTTTTTAAAATATTCAAAAGTATCATTAACCAGTAATTCAATATCTAAATTAAATGTTTTCTTTTGTACTTCTCTAATATTTGTTAACCACTTCCCTGCACCAGGTATATCTTTATTATAGAAATACAATGCGCTTGCACAACTTACAAACCGCTCTACAGGATCTCTAACAACACCAAAAACTCTACTCGAATTAATTAAATTTTTGTCAATAAAATTTGTATATATCATTTCCTGTAAATTAATATGGGGCTGCATAATATCAGAAAGTTCTATACATTTATCGGTATAAAAATTTGAATACATAACAGGGGTATGTTTCATATCAGGGATATGATATAATTTTTCCCCAAGAAACTGTGATATGGACGTTGATGCAGTCTTAGGTACCCGTAAAAAAATAAATTTCTTACTTGGTATAATAATCATTTTGTAAAGCCTAGATCTTTACGTATACTGGTTGCAGAAATAGAAGTTATACTTTTATCAAAAACTTCTTGTTCAATTTTATAACCTACATCTCGACCGTATGTAATATTTACTATATTAGGAACCACTTGAATTTCATATTGTCCCTGATATAACGTATCAAGATCCCGCTTAATATAGCTTTTAACCTGTTCAATAGCAAAAGGATTAGAACCTCGCCACCCTTGACAATCTCTAATTTGAATAACGACTTGTCCTGTTTTAGCAATTGCTTTTTCAAATAAAGCACGATGCCCGGCATGCCATGGCTGCCATCGCCCTAACATTTGAACAGTTTCCTTCTGCCAATTAAATTGAGGTCGTCGTCTATTATCATAGAGATGAGCAAAAATAAATTCACTCCACTTTTCTGCATTTTGTTCAGTAATTCTAAAATCGTAAACTTCCGGGGGAATAAATGCCTTGTTAGTGTCTTCGTACCGACCCTTATCTATAGTATCAATCCAAACAGTCCAGTCCGCTTTAAAATTATTACGCATCTCAACCAAAGGTGCAACAAAATCACAAATAACATAATCACAATCCGTCATAGCATCAGCTAGTTCACGCATACGCAAACTTTGACGTATGCGGCCTTCGTGACTGAAATCCCAGTCATTATATTTCTTACGCACATCATCGGCATTTAACCAACCTACGCGTTTTCTAGCCGCTTCCAGATGTCCTAATAAATGTTGAGCAAGATATGTCTTACCTGCTCCTGGTAACCCCATAATTAAGATTCGTTGCATGTACAATCCTTACAATATAAATTATTGACACCAGCTTTGCTTGGTATCACCGTAATATTCACGAGCTAACCCGTTAGCAATTAACCCTGCTCGAACACTTTGACCATTAACTAAGATATCTCCAAGCACCCTACCACCAAATTTATCCCAGGCATATAATGTAACTTGTATCTTACCACCTTGGGCAATCAACTGAGAAGTCCATTTACTGGCTAACTGCGCTCTTTGATCCTCTAGCGGGCACTGTGCTCTGTGTCCCTTTTCTGGTGTATCGACACCGAAGATACGAACTGCTAATTCTGGTTTAAGTGGAGCAGGTAAGAATGGTGCTGCAATAACAATAGTATCCCCGTCACTTACGCGTAAGACTTGGGTATCATAGGTAGCTGAGTTCTTAGGCATCTTTTGAGCAAAAGCCTGGGTAACTAATAGTAACGAGAGAATTGCAATATACTTTTTCATCCGAATAATCCTTCTAGAGATGCGGTTTCTTTAACTTGCCAGCCAATACAGCTGAGTAAGGAGTTAAGGGGTTCGAGAAAAGACTTCTCAAACATTTTATCATAATCAATATAATCACGTATTTTAAATTCAGGAGGAACTTCACCTGCAAATGTAATGACATGGGTACCAAGGGGGTTAGGTTCACGAAGATACAAGAACTTAATCTTATCACCTTCCTGAATCAGTTGATACTTCTTTTCTAGCCCTTTACTTGTGACTAGATGATTATATATGAGAGCACCGCGTACATGAATAGGAGTACCCTTCCTAAAGATACTATTTGAGTCAGCATACTCCTTGATACCGTTCACCCCCCGGGGAAATGCAATATCTTCTGGGTCCAGGCTATGCCACTTTGCCTCTAAGTCAGCTACAAATTGCCTTAACGTCATTTCATCTTTAGTAAGTGCAATCGATACTGCTTCTTTAAGAGCCTTACGAACCGGGGCAGGTGTAGATGAGCGAACAATCTCCATACCCAGTACCTTTAGTTTAGGTGGGTCGTAGGCAACACCTTCGGAATTATAAACGTTAACGGCATACCGTTTCTTAGCAATCCAAATACCTCTATCGGCAATAATCTCACGCTTAAACTTAATCTTACGCTGGTAGGTATTTAAGTACTCCGAAAGAGTCTCACAGGTATCGTTAATAGTCGGTTCTATTTTTTGGATACAGTATTTGTCGAGGACATCCACAATTTCGCTCGTCGATTTATCTGCCATATTTTTATTGACAAGTGTACCAAGAGTAATATAGGTAGAATCAGTATCAGCATAAAAAGAATACTCCATGTCATTGGTCTTACATTCCTCGTTTAATAATTCATTTAGTCTTTTAGCTACTAAACGGATCAAAAGCTGACCGGTCATCGTAATACCTTCAGCAATCCTAATATCATAAAATCTAAAATGAACGTTACCAAGCGCGCCGTAAAGAGAGTTCATTAAAATCTTAGCAGCCATCTGCTTAGAGTTAAGACTAGAAATTAAATTAAGATACTTCTTATCCTTCGTCTCTTCGTACTTACTTTGCGCGGCTAACATTTCTTTCTTAGCAATTTGACGCGATGAGAAGTAGAAGTCAATTAACTCCGGAAACAATCCTCTTTTTTCTCGAGTAAAGCATTGACCGTTAGCAGCCATCGACCAATTTTTATTATGAATCTCAGATGTATTCACATCTTGATCAATTAATCGCTGAATACTCTTCTCATCATCGGCTAAGAACTTCTGACCCTCTACTAAGGTTTCAGGAGACATATTCCACGTCATAATAATAGAGGGATACAGGGAGGTAGCATCAAAAGAAACCACCCAATCGTACTGGGCAGGTTTAGGTTCCTTAACATACGCACCCATGATAGTTCTATCTTTATCGGGATCAACTCCCGGAGGATTATGAACGATAATATTATTCTTTAACAACTTATTATACAGAATACAATCCCAAGTCCTAACAGAGGAAAAGATATCAGTATAGTTACATTTAGCATCATATGCCATCGTAAGAATCAAAGTAATAATTCGCATCTTATCTTCAAGACGGTCTACCAACTCTACGTCGCGGATATTATAGTCTACAAACAACTCCCAGTCCTTAGTATAGAACTCCTTAAACGTTGCATGGGGATTCTTTAACTTATTTTCCCCAAGCTCCTCAAAGGCAACAGTATCGAGTTTATAATTCTCAACCATCTTATAAGAAAACTTCTTATACAGATCCATAAAATCAAGAATAGAAATACCGCACCACTCAAACGCCAACTCCGTACGGCCCCGGGCTGTTGGTACTTCGTATTGTCTTACATACCCCCACGGTGAGCACTCATCTAAAGCCTTTTCACCAAGTACTTTTGTAATGCGAGTAGATAGATAGGCTATATCAAATAACTGGCTATTCCAACCAGTAGTTACATCGGGGTAATCGGACTTATGATGATTGATAAACTGACGTAGAAGATCGAACTCATCCTTACATTGAATATAAGTTGAATTAGGTTTCTTACTTAGATAAGGACCACAACCGAAAGTAGTAATTATCTTCGTATTAAAGTCCTGCACAGATATAAGGGTAACTTCTTCTTGAGCAGTCCTAGGATTAGGAAATCCATATTCAGTAGTAGTCTCGATATCGATAGTT